GGACCATGCTCAGCGACAAGTACGACTTTAAGATCCGTCAATCGATGGGTTGCGCAATGATCGATCACGTAGGGTTCTACTCGAACCGCTAAGCGATCGAATGATTTATAGCCCCTGGGCGATTGCTTGGGGGCTTTTTGGGACGGCAACAACATTCACAATACAGGAAATAAGAACATGGCAGGCAATAGGGATTTTGAGACTTATTTTGATGACTTCATCGGGCCAGCGGTAACCATCCCAGCATCGGCCAACATCGCTAGCCCCTGGACCGTTGCGGTTACCGGGGCGGCTCCTCCTACGTCGCAGCGAAACAATGATCGTTTGGTATGCACGCTCACAAGTGCAAGTCAAATTCAGATCCTCGGCAACGCTCACGGCGATGCTTTGGCGTTCGACATCGACGACGTTCAGCGGGTTGTTATGCGGGCTCGACTTGGGGCGTCGACCTTTACGAGCGGCTCGATTCTGGTATTCGGATTGGGCTCGGCTCGCAACGATGCAGCCGACGACGTAGCGGCTAACGCTTGGTTCCGCATGGAAGGGGCCAACAGCACAACGCTTGTTTATGTCGAGACCGATGACGCGGTACGAGACAATAACGACGTTTCGACGGGCGTGACCCTTGGGACCACGTACAAGGAATTCGTGATTGACTTCACGGGCGGTAAGCAGGATGTTAAGTTCTACATTGACGGCCAGCGAGTCGCAGCCTCGACTACCTTCGATATGTCGAGTTACACGGCAGGCCTCCAGCCTATCGTTCAACTCCAAAAAGCGGCGAACACAAACGCCGATGTTTTCGAGTTGGATTACATCGAGATCGTCGCGAAACGTCAGTAATCGATGACCCTGCACGATACCATCATCGAGGATGCCAAGAAGGTATTCGCCAACCCGCAAGACTTCGCAGAGCCGATCGTTTACTACAAAAGAAACGGTCGGTCGAGGAAGATCAACGCGGTGGTCGAGCGAGAGGATTCTTTGCAGCTACCGGAAGCCTCTGACCTAGTAACTCCGCTTTTCAGGGTCAGGGCTCCGAACGATGAGGCCGAAGGTATCGCAAGCGATGAATTGGACCTCGGCGGGGATCAAATTGGACTATCCCCCCGAGTTGGTGAGCCGGCTGAGCGGCGGTCTATTGTTCGACTTGTTGAACATGACGAAGGGATGTTGGTTTTAGAGTGTCGATAGCAATCATCGAGTTAATCGCGGTCGAATTGGAATCCAGGCTATCGGCTATGGTGGGCGATTCGACTACGTACCCAACCGATGTTCAGGAAGTCAAGCGACCTACTCGATTTGCCAACTACACGCCGATAGATCGCCAAATCATCATAACCCAGGGCGTCCAAAATGAAGTCCCTGAGTTATCTTGTCCGGGCAACCCTCCGGCGGTCGCACTGGCGCAGCAGTTTAATATACGGCTAGTTTTGATGCCCTCAGAGCGAAGCCAAGACGCAATCGACACGCTACTAAATCAATTCGGGTCAGATGTTCGCAAGTGTATCTGCACCCCGGCTAGTTCTTGGCACACGTTCGACGGAAACGCTTTGTTTGCTACCTTCGGGACCAAGATCAACTTTACGTCCGACGGAGGTATCGACGGGGCGAACATGCAGTTGATCGTAACTTATCGAGTCGATGAAGACGATCCGACAGTAAGGCGGTGAGGCAGTGATAATCGACATCCAAGCACACGAAGAAAAAGCGATGCGGGCGGCCGAGCGGGTGACGAACTACGCCGACGGTCTTGAAAAGGCTTTTAGTAATCGCATCGACGAAGCGACAAGAGAAACAAGAAACAGAACACAGCGCGAAATCGTCACGGCAATGGCGGTCGAAAGGGTCGAGGAACTCAGATCCTTTTGCGTCGACGAAAAATTGATCGACAACTTACTAGCCAAGGAATCGATTCTGAAAATCGACGACACTTTTACCGTACCGCTTCGGGCGTTCAAGGCTCGGCAAACCGTCGAGGGGGTCGAGATTGAATTCGTTCGAGGTACTCCTGCAATGGTATTCGATGGGGCTTTCGGGCCAAAGATCGCCAAGTTAGGCAGGAACATTTATAAGCGACTAGGACGGGCTCGATTCCCAATCCAGAAACTCAGGGACTTGCAAGCAGCCAAGATCGATGGCGTCAAGGATGCTTTTGATCGCGGGGCGGCTCAGGCTAGATCGATAATGGTTCGCAAGCTCAAAGAGGCCAAACAGGACGCAAACGACATACTCGGAAGGGACAAATATGCTACTTAGAAAAAAGACCGTTTTGGGTGCAAAGATCGAATCAACCGTAGGCACAGCCGAAACCATCGCGGCAGCGGATTGCACGGTCAATGCTTACGACTTGATAATTGACCCAGACCCTACATTCCAGGAGCGGCAGGGGCAAGGCGGTTTCGGTCGCTTGTCGTCCGTTCCAGGGGCCAGAATTGGCCGGGCCACATTCTCAGTCGACCTTGCCTACGATGGGTCGACCGTACCAGCATGGGCCAGCACTTTCCTCCCTGCTTGCGGCGTGGTTCTCTCGACGGCTACCTACTTCCCAAAAACCGAAGTTCCGGCATCGGGCAGTGCGGTTAAGACCCTCACGATCGCGGGGTTCTTCGATGGGGTCAGGCGGCGTATTTATGGCGCGGTCGGCAATGCTCGATTCATCCTGCCTACGGGCCGAATGGGCCGGGTCGAATTCGACTTCCAAGGCGTCTACGATGACGAAGCAGACGCGGCAATCCCAAGTTCGATCAACTACGTCAATACTCTACCGCTTCGCGTTGCGGGCGGTGCTACGTCATGGGCGTCGACGAACATTTGCCTTGAGTCGGCAACGATCGACCTTGGCAACGTGATTACCGCTCGGGAATGCTCCACCTCGGCGGCAGGCGTTGATAGCTTTGTTATCACGGATCGCAATCCGCGAATTACCGGCAATCCAGAATCCAAGTTGATTGCCACCCAGAACCGATACAGCCAATTTCGCGACGGGACGGAGGCTAGCCTATCGTTTACGATCGCGGGACCAACAACCTCAACACTTGTCTTCACAATCCCTAAGGCCCAGCTAGTAGCCAAGCCAATGGGTGAGCGAAACGGCATCATGGTCGATCAACTCGAGTGGCAAGCCAACAAAAACGCGGACGCTTCGGACCAAGAATTCTCAATCGCTTTTAACCATGCAGCCTAATACATTCACAGACAAAATTGACGGGTGCGACATCGAGTTTACCTTGAATCGCTTGAAGTTCCGAAAGACCGAACAGGTCTTAGGGCTTATCAGCGATTTCAGGGAATCGACCGAACCAAAAAAACAAGTGGCAGCAATTCGCGAAGCCGTCTCGATTTGCTTGGCCGGTTGGAGTCTCGAAAAGCCCATAAGCGATTGGGACGAAGAAATTGAAGTTGCCGACGCGGTCAAGCTTGTCAGTTGTTGCCTACGCGGCAATTCAGCAAGCGAAGGTGATAAAAAAAAATAAGGACAGCCGCATTTATCCGATGCGGCGAACTATGCAAGTCTTGCACTCGAAACCAATGCAACAACAAGCCAAGCAGCGACCTTCCGTTGATGCTAGCCTGTCCAGGTTGCGACGAATCCGGGTGCGATGCTTGCGAGGGTCGAGGGTATTTTGAAATTGTCGATTGCCCGAAGGATTACGTAGGGCATCGAGTCAGTACAGCGGCTAACCTTGCGGCGTGGGTCTCGAAAGGGATCTTGCCAGAGGCAGGCGGGATTTACGATCAGGATGCTTGGTTTGTTTCGGTGCAAAACGCACTCGAAGCCGACGTAAACCGAATCGAAGAACAGAGGCGTAAAAATGGCTGACGTAGAAGTAACACTTGGAGCGAAAAACGAAGCTTCGGCGGTGTTGCGTCAGTTCTCGACCGAAGTAACGCAAACGGCTCAGCAGGTCGAGTTTTCGATTCGTGGGCTAGCCCAATTGGCAGGCGTGACGGCAGCGGTAATTGGAATCGTCGAGGCGGGCAGGGCTGTTGTTGGGTTTGCATCGGCATCGGTCGCAGCGTTCGACGATTTGAACCGTTCATCGATCAAGCTTGCTGAGACGGTCGCTTTAATCCCAGGGGCGGGCAAGGCGGCATCGGATGAAATGGTCAAGGTTGCCAATAGCCTAGAGCGAATGACCAACGTAGATTCGGGGCGCATTCAGGATCAGATGGCCCAAGCATTGCGGCGCGGTGCTGGAGTGGGCGATATCGAGGACATGGCCGAAGCGGCTCTTGGATTGTCGCGGGTGTTCGATCGAGATTTGTCCTCAGCGATGCGGATGGTCGAGGATGCGGTAAAGGGAAACTTCGGGGCGTTCGAGGGGTTGATCCCGAACATCAACGAACTAGCCACAGCGGAAGAAAAGCTAGCGGCGGTCAGCGAGTTGGCCACCAAGGGGCTATTGAATAAGGCTGACTCGGCAAAGTCGGCATTAGAGGCTAGCGAAGCCTTGAGCGTTGCGACCAAAAACCTTTACGAATCCTTCGGGGCATTGCTTGCACCTATTCGGGATGTTGTCTATCGAGGGTTGGTTGTTGCCTTTGAGTTTATCCAAAGCTCGATGGTTCCGGCGATGGATGATTTCATTCAGCACGGAGAAGACCTAGCAAACGCAATGCAGGATGTTGGAAAGACGATTGCCGAAGCTTTCGTAACTGGATTTACAGCGGCAGAGATTGCGGTATTCCGATTCGAGGATGTTCTTGAGGTGATTTCAGCGTCGGTACTGCTTTCGGCTAACAAGATCTACAATGACGTAGTGTTTGTGTTCGACGGCTTGCTAGCTAGGGCTAATTGGTTCGTTGACGCATACGCAAAGCTTTTATCTGGTCGGTTTACCTTCGAGGACGTCTTGAAGGAAATGCCATCCTTTGGAGAGCGGGCAGTAACGGAAACCGAAAAGAGCTTGCAGGCTATTCTAGATGAGGCAATCGGTAGCCTTACCGAAGATTTCGACGCGAAGATCCGAGAGCGCCTTGAGGCATTGCGCGATTCTATGAATTTGGATATCGACATTAACCTAAAGCCAAGGGCCGGGGCGGCTAGTGCGTTGCAAGACCAGATCCGATCACTAACTGCCTTCGAGTCGCGGGTGCTGGTGCGGGGCCAAACGGATAGCCCAATTGCCAAGCTAGTTGACAATACGACCAAGATGGTCGAGGAGCAAAAAAGAACAAACGTGATTCTAGATACTGTCGATCGATCGCCAAGCGAGCAGCTAAGAATCGAGATCGTAAAATGAGCAGCAAGGTAATTTCCGTAACGAAAATGTACTCGAAGGTCGGGGGGGATTTTAGCCTTACTGACAACTTCCGTACAGCCGAAGCAAATTTGCAGGATGCCTATCAGGTATTCACGACGCCAGACGCGACAATCGACGACGTTTTGCAGGCGAACGGAATACCTGCGGCGGGATCTTCTTATTCCGGTGACTACCCGTTCGTTTTTGCGGAAGCAGCTAGGCCCCAGCGAATAAGCCCAGTCTATTGGATTGTAAACCTAGCCTATCGCGGAGAAATTAAGCTTGGAAGCGGATCGGGCTCTAGCAATCCATCCCAGAGCCCGCTTTTAACCCCTGCAAAAATCGACTGGGATGACGTGGAGACTGAATTGGAAATCGATGAGGATGTTGACGGCAAGCCCATCGTGACTGCTAACGGCGAGGCGATAAACGGAGTCAAGAGGCTTTTTGCCGATCAGACGGTTACTATACGAAAAAACATGCTTTTCTTTAGCCCCTACATACAAGCGGCTTACCGTCAATCGGTCAACGCTGATTTATTTTTAGGGTGGCCACCTGGGACTGGCAAAATGACGAAGTTTTCGGCATCGTCAGTCAAGTCCCCTGATGTTGGGGGTGGCGGGTACTGGGAGGTTTCAGCCACTATTCAATTTAGGTATCCCTACCGAACTACACCCGAAAAAGCTTGGTACGCCAGGGTGAGGCACGAAGGCTTTTACAAGCGGGCTTTTACTCAGGTCGGCAGGACGACCCAGACTGTTCGGGCCATGCGAGGCGGCGAGCCAGTCGCAAAGCCGGTCTTGCTCGATGAAAACGGCTTCCAAATTGCCGACGTTGAACCCCCAAACACAGTTCAAGCTCATTGGCTAGAATTCAAACTTTACAACCCCCTCCCCTACGGAGCATTAGGACTACTACCATGACAACGATTCCTGACGTAACAATGATTTTGCCCCCCGAGGTTATCACCAACTACACCATCGCGGGCAATGCCGACATCGCGACGACCAAGCTAGCCCAAAGGGTATTGGCCGAATCGATCGTACCGCTGACGCAGGCTAGAACCTGGGACGCAGTCGCGACCAACCTACCGGCATCGGCATCGAGCGACGACCTAGGCTTGGTCTCAGGCACTTGGGGGACCAATCCGGCCAGAATCACGGCAGGCGATGTCAAGGCCCTTGGAGCGACTACCAGACGGCTCTATGTGGCGATCCCGATT